GAGAAGATGAACAACACGGGCGGTAACGCTGATGACCGTATCTGGAAGTTAGATGTAGACAAAGGAGGTAACGGTTACGCTGTTATCAGATTTCTACCTGCACCCGAAGGTGAAGATTTACCATTTGTAAAACTATATTCTCACGCATTCCAAGGTCCTGGTGGATGGTTCATTGAGAACTCACTCACTACACTTGGACAAAAAGATCCTGTTTCTGAGTATAACTCTTTACTCTGGAATAACGGTACTGATGCTGGAAAAGAAACAGCAAGAAAACAGAAGCGTAAGTTAACTTACGTTAGTAACATCTATGTTGTTAAAGATCCTGCAAATCCTGAGAACGAAGGTAAAGTATTTCTATACAAGTATGGAAAGAAAATCTTTGACAAACTTACTGCAGCAATGCAACCTGAGTTTGAGGATGAGGAGGCAATTGATCCATTTGATTTTTGGCAAGGTGCAAACTTCAAGTTAAAAGCAAAGAACGTTGCAGGTTACAGAAACTATGATAGTTCTGAATTTGCAGCACCAAGTCCTTTACTTAGTGATGATGATGCAATGGAATCACTCTGGAAAAAACAGTTCTCACTCGCTGAGATTGTTGCACCAGATCAGTTCAAGACATATGATGAGTTAAAAACTCGTCTAGATTATGTTCTTGGAAATAAGAAGTCCGCTGCACCACAGTTTGAGGAAGAGGACACAGATCGTGGAGAAGCAGAAGAATTAGTAACTGCTGCTGTATCAAAACCAACTCCTGCTGCTGCAGAAGAAGACGATGATGCATTATCCTATTTTGCAAAACTTGCAGAAGAATAATCATATGGGGGTCAACGACCCCCTTTTTTTATGGATTTACAGTTTCAGTATTTTCTGTTGAAACTAATGACGAGGTAATATATGAAGAATTTTTATCATATCTAACAACATCTCTAAAATCATTTAAGAAAGTTTGTAAATAACCAGTTTTTAATATATCTATTTCTCTTCGTTTATTATTTTGTTCAACTTCATATTCAATATTTGATACAGCATGTGCAATATTATCAGTTTTAACAGTATATTCATCTTTATCATCTAGTTGTCTATAACCTGTTTGTGCTCTTAACGTATATCTTGTATCACTAGGATATTTTGATCTTGACCCGTAAATCTTAAATTCTTCGTCTACAATTAATTTTGGTGGTAAGATTTGACGATCTAGATTATCTCTGATTTCAAATGTTTCATAATGGTGAGTAAGGAGCATTTCAGATTCAGATCCATATTTTTGTAAAGCATAATCATATACTTGATAATCTTGAAGTGGCCATTCATGATGGATATTAGTTATACCTGCGATTAATACAACAACATAATCTAATCTTGCATCTCCATAAAGTGCCTCTGCTATTGTATCAGGTCTTTCTCCATCACCAATTGTATATTGATTTAGTGCAGTAGCGGATCCAGTCAGATAATCAAGTAATTTTGCCCTGCGAAAAATATTTTTAATGATGATATAATCTCTTGACGAGTTTTTATCAAGTAGTGGTGATTGATATAATATATTTGGTAATTCTCTAAAATATCCCATTAGTATCCAACTCCAAATCCTGCTGCTGGTTGTAAATAATCTTCATGATATATTGGATTTAATTCTTTAAATGTTAAATTCATTCGTATATTTACGGGTGTTCCATCCTCATATGTGGTATAAGTTCCTGCGTTTGTATAATTAACTGACATACCTGTCAAAGCACACAGTTTGAATGCATTTAAGAATGGATGATCGACATCATCTTTCATATACCTTAATTGAAAAACATCTGGTGATTTTAGAAATATTCCTTGAGCTCCACTTCCATCAAATTCTCCTGCCTTTGGAGACATCGACATTTTAAGACTTCTTATAATATCTTTTACAACTTTTGATTCTTCAGGACCACGAGGTGAAAAAGTAATACTAAACGGAAAACTTCTTAAGTTAACACCTTGAAATAGTAATTCAAGATTATTATTTAATATTTGACCAGTAGAACGTGAGATAACACTTCGAGCACTTACATTAGAACCAAGAGCTCCTATTGCAGCACCAGACAATGCTGCCCTTACCGCAGCTTGAGTATCAGATGTCAATCCTGGAATTTCAACACCAGTGTTTAACGCAGTAACTGCTGCCTCTGCTGATTGCACTACACCTTCACCAATATTACCTGCCATAGCTGTTTGTGCAACATTGAGTGCAGCAAGTTCTAATACATTGATACGATCCTCACCCCAAGTTACAGAATTTGAGTCGGTGATATCTTGAGGTATTGGAAGTTCAATCATATATTTTGTTCTGCTATTCATATCTTTACTAAGTCTTGAATTAGCATCACTGGTCTCAAAACCTAATTTTATTTTATCTTTACCACCAATTATAGTTTCACCCTTCTCATTTATTGCTTTTTCACCAGCCTTAAGAATCTCTTTATTTTTATCACTATCATACTTATACAAATTTTCTGTTGTTACTGATAATCCAGCGTTAGTTCCAGTTGGAGGTTCAAATTCCACACATTTTATTAATAAACGATCTCCTGTTTTCTCACCCATTGAGTTCTCAATCGGATATTTAAGAAATTTTCGACCACTTCCCCCAAATTTTCTACTAGGTTTTTTATATACTGTATCTTTAAGAGACGTATTATTTTTGATAGCTTCAGTGACTTTATCCTTATACTCTTGTGAAGCATAATATGTCTCTTGAGCTGCCATGTCGGTGGGATAATTAGGCATATATTTTTTTTTTTTAACTATTTAGAAGGATTTTGACAAAAGGTAAAGTTCTTAAATCTCTCAACTCCATTTCATCTACTTGATATAGTCCACCTACCACTTCTGGAAATGTATATTGTCTCATTTCACCCCAGTGATAGTTAAGTCCACGAAATCCCCAAGAAAATACATCAGTTACTGCAACAAGAGGATGTGAGTCATATGCAATACCTGGTGTCTTTGCTTGATATACAAAAACATAAAAATTACCTGCTTGAGGAACATTACTTCCTTCAGTTAATACACCTAGTATATCAGTTGCTAAATCATCAGCACTTTCTGTACCAACAAAATTTTTCATTATGGGATCTAAACGACTCATATATCTAACTCTTTTTCTGTTATTACTTTAAATTCCCACATTCGATCAGCACAAAACTCTCTTGCTGCTTTCCATTTTGCTTGATTTCTAGCATACTCAAATGCTTCACGAATGTAACCCTTTGTTTGTCTTTTTGGTTTTTTCGGTTTTGTTGTTTGTTTGAGTGGTTTCACTTCAATCAAGTACCTTTTTATTCTACCTGTATTTTCTTGAACTTTAATATAAAAATCTGGAAAGTAACGATGAACTCGACTATCATGCGGTGAAATATATGGAAGTGCAATTTCCTCACTACCCCATTCAAGAATTTTTTCATTTTTATCACAATACACCATAAACTTTCTTTCCCATAGTGACCTATAAATTATATTTGTAGGATCACCTTTATACTTTTTGGGAAATGATGGATAGTATTTTCCCCTATAAGCCATCTAAATAACTATACTATAGAAGTATTTAGAGTGCCAGCACCAAGACCAAGAGGAATATCAGACATAATGCCTAAGTTACAGAATGTAGCTCAGACATCACAGTTTCTTGTAAAGTTTGTTTTGCCAAGTGGAGCATGCAGATCATATATGAGAAGAAAAGGAATTAATGATAGATTTATTTCGGATGATGTGGGTTTATTATGCAGTGATGCAGTTCTGCCTGGTAGTGCAATGGCAACTGTTAACACTGCAGGAGATTATCAAGGTGTAATTGAAAGATTTGCTCATACAAGAAATTTTACTCAAATAAGTTTTGATTTTTATGTAGATAATGAATATAAATCTCTCAGATTTTTAGAAAATTGGATGGAGTTTATTTCAAGTGGTTCAGTTTCAGATCCATCTAGTGATACTTATTACTTTAAGATGAAATATCCTGATGAATATAAATCAAATGATACGAGAATAGTTAAATTTGAGAAAAATCATTTTCAGTTTATAGAATATAGATTTGTAGGTTTATTCCCTATAAGTCTTAATTCAACAAGAGTTTCATATCAGAATTCCACTGTGCTCAAAGCAACCGCATCATTTAGTTTTGATCGTTACATTTGTGGAGAGTCCTCATCATTGGCAAGATTTTTAGGTATTGATTTAAATAAAAATGCAACTGCTGCTGCTACAGCACGAGAGAAAGCATATAAGTATGCATCAGATCCTAATGGTGAATTATCTAGAGTGATGAATGGTAGTTTACAAATGCTAAATGATGGAACACGTTATAGAGAGATTGCTGGTCAAGTTAGAACAGGAAGTTCACAAATAGGTACATATGGAAGTACATATTCACATGGACAAACTATATCAGTTGGCCAAAGAGTTTAGAGAAACTGCTATAAATAGTCACACTGAAGTGCTTAGAATATTATGCCTTTACCAACCATTTCAACTCCGACTTATGAGTTGACTTTACCATCGTCTAATCGAAAAATAAAATACAGACCCTTTTTAGTAAAAGAGGAGAAAATTTTAATTATAGCGATGGAGTCACAGGATGTGAAACAAATTGCCAGAGCAGTCAAAGATGTTCTGTCAAAATGTATAATGACAAAAGGAACTAAAGTTGAAAAATTATCAACATTTGATATTGAGTATTTGTTTCTGAATATTCGTGGTAAATCTGTGGGTGAACATATAGAGGTCATGGTAACATGCCCAGATGATGGAAAAACACAGGTTCCAATGTCTATTAACATTGATGATATAAAAGTGCAAACCGATGAAAATCATTCAATAGACATAAAATTAGATGAAACGTATACGTTAAGAATGAAGTATCCATCTTTAGATGAATTTATCAAGAATAATTTTGATAATATGAATGATATGAATGTGGATGATACTTTTGATTTAATTTCTTCTTGTATAGATCAAGTATATTCTGAAGAAGAATCATGGTCACATCAGGATTGTACGAAGAAAGAATTATCTGATTTTGTTGAATCACTTAATTCTAGTCAATTTAAAAAGGTTGAAAATTTCTTTACAACAATGCCTAAGTTATCACACCTTGTGAAAGTTACCAATCCAAATACAAATGTTGAAAGTGAGATTAAATTAGAGGGGCTGCAGAGTTTTTTCGGATAAGTATGGCACATGAAGATCTTGTGTCATACTATAAGTTAAATTTTGCTCTGATGCAGCACCATAAATATAGCTTAACTGAACTTGAAAACATGATTCCTTGGGAGAGAGAAATATATGTTTCACTCTTACAACAATATATTGAAGAGGAAAATTTAAAAGCACAACAAGAAAAGAATGGATGAGGAACAAAATTTATCATCGCCAATAGCAGGGGGCATAAGGGGAATTAGAAGAAGTTTTTCTCCTAGTATCTTCACAGGCCGTCCTGTTGCTCCTCAAATAAATCCTAGTGTTTTTACAGGCCGTCCTGTTGCTCCTCAAATAAATCCTAGTGTTTTTGTAGGTCGTCCTGTTCCACCTCCACCTCCACAACCAGATCCTCAAACAACTAGTTTATTAAATAAAAATTCATTAACATTAAGCACAGTATCAAGTCAATTAGATAATATTGCAGATCAAGTAAGAGGATTAAATACATCGTTAACCGTTATAAAAGATAATTTACAAATAAGTGATGAATTAGATAGAAATCGTGAAAATGAAAAAAGAAGAAGAGATGCAATATTAGCTGAGCAAGGACTTCGTGAAGGAAAAGAATCTGAATTAGAGAAAAAAGTACAAAATGCATTACTAACTCCTGTTCGCAGAGTGTCAACTTTTGCTAAAGGAATTTTATCTAGGTTAACTGATTTTTTACTCATTCTCGCTGGAGGATGGTTAGTAGATAAAACTCTTACATTTTTAAGATTATCATCAGGAGATAATATTGATGCATTAAAAGAATTTAGAAATAAATTCCTTACTGATTTAGCAATATTAGGTGGCATAGGTTTAGGTTTAACAATAGGTGTCGGAAAAATAGTCAGCACTGTTGGAAGACTGTCAGGACTGGGACTAAAACTTGCTTTTTCAGGTCTAATAGCAGCACCATTTAAGGCTGCTTTTAGATTTGTTGCAAGAAATCTTGCTAATTTTACCAAATTAGTTAGTAAACAATTTGGTAATTTTGTTAAGAATGCACCTGGTAAAATTTTAAAGGGTGCAGGAGCAGCTGTGCTTGGGCCACTTGCTCTGGCTCCAGGATTTTTTGCTGATAAAATAACAAAATTTATACAATCAGTCACTGGTAAAAAAATTATAACAGGTGCAGTTGATGATGTTGCAAAAGCAGGTTCTAAAACAGTTGCAAAAGAAGGAGCAAAAGGATTTTTAAGAAATATACCAGTCATAGGATCTTTAATTGAAATTGGATTTGGAGTCGGTAATTTCCTTGAAAGGAGATCGGATAGAGATGGTGATGGAAAACCAGATCAAACTAAAAAAGAAGCTGCTTTAGGTGCAGGTGGAAAAACGCTTGGGGGACTTATACCATTTTTAGTTGGTATGGCTGTTATTCCCGAACCCGCTTCATCAGTTGCAGGAGTCGTTGGATTATCTATTCTATCAATTTTTGGTGCAATAAGTGGTGAATATATTGGTGATACAGTATCGGGTTTAAGAAAAAAGCAAAATGAAGGACAAACAAATGATACAAGAGTAGAAAGTGAAGAAGTTTCTAATTCAGATGCACAGGTATCAAGAGTAAGACCAACTCGAACTAGTTTTTCTTCATCTGAGAACGTAACACCTATAAATGTTAAAAAAGAACTGAACATAGCGAGTGCTGTATCCAATATGGATCAATCTCCTGAAATAAGTTATATTCCTATGGCAAGTGCTAATAATGGTGTTCCTGCAACTGCTGCTACAGGTGGAACGAGTTCTTCATCACCAAGTGATTCTTTACCAACCATACCTACATCAGATTTTGCTAATTCATCTATCGCTCTTACAGAGTCATTGTTTAACGTGGTGGTATAATGTCTATTAGATCAAGAAGAAATTCATTACTTAAATCATCGATTAGTATTAATTCGATTAAAGATTCAGTCACTAGTTTTACAAAGGGATTATCAAAATCAAGAGATATAGCCTCAAATATCATAAAACAAACAAGAGAGAGTAATAACTTTAAACGAACGCTGATTGGCAAGGATAATGAATTTTTTAGAAAAAGAAGAGAAAATGTAAGAAGAAAGCAGAGAGAGGATGAACTTGAATCCTCGACTGTATCTGGTGTTACAAAAAAACAGGGAAATGTAGTGACAAGAAGTACAAAAGGATTTCTTGGAAGAATACTTGATTTCTTTGGAATAATATTAATAGGATGGTTTGTAACTAATTTACCCAAAATTCTAGAATCACTCAGTGGATTGATAAACATTATTAGAAAAACTATTGGTGTGCTAACAGGGTATATTGGCGGTATAAAGGATTTTATTGTAGGATTTGGTAGAGGAATTGCTGAAGCGTTTTCAAAACTTCCAAAAGTTGATTTATTTGCTTTGAGATCAAAAAATACAGAGCAACTTGAATCTGCTGATATAAATTTAAGAAGATTAAACAGAGATTTAATAGACATTGGAAAAGTAGGTAGCACAGGAGGAATTGCTGTTGGACTTCAAACTGTTGATGGCGACTATGATATAGACGGATTGGTTGGTGATGATAAAAAGGAGGAAAAAGATGATACTAATCAACAGAGGGGTAGATCTGCTGCTAAAAAGAGGCAAGATGAGGTTACAGATTTAGATGATGAATCAAAAGCATTTCAAGTCAGACCCACAACAACAAAACTTAGTGGTAATGCTGATGAAGAAATTATAAAAGGTATAGGAAATGAAAGAGAGTTGAATCAAATAAAATCTAATCAATCAAGAGAAAAAGGAGAGACTATTGATAGTAAAAATTTAGAAAATGAACAACAAGAGGAAAATAAAAAGGATGATAATAAATTTTTATCATCTATTAAAAATTTTTCACAGTCTTTCTTTGGAAATGAAGCTAGACAACAAACTGACAAATTAAATGTAGAAACAGAAGATAAAAAAGATAATAGTTCTAATGTAAATTCTGGATTATCAAAAATAAAAAACTTAGTAACTTTATCACAAGAACCAGAAGTGGAGAAAAAAGTAACCCCCAGAAGAAGACAAAGAATTAATATGCAAAAATCAAGATCTAATCGTAATAAAATTGTTATTATGGAAAAGGCAGTCGCTGTGAACACACCATCTATGAACGTAAGTAATGGTGGTGGTAGTAAAGGACTGAATAACCTTGGTGAATTTAATATTGATAATGAAAAAAGGGTCGTTAAAAAAATACAATCAGTAGTTCTTAACACATAATGGCAGCAATAAACAAATCAATTTACGAAAAATTTATTATTGAATCGGCAGATCAATCAAAAACTGTTGATATATCAAGTGGTGTGATTGCGTTCACTTATTTTGAGAACATATTTTCACCATATTTAACTGCAAGAGTAATAGTTACAAATACTGGAGGGTCAATAAAAGGAAAAGATGGAGTATTACAATCAGTTTATAATGGACTTCCACTTCGTGGTGGAGAGAGACTTATAATTAAGGTGGCAGGTAATTCAAGTATTAATAAAGGTTTGGATTTTAGTGAAAGTGTGGAAAATTATTTCTATGTTGCATCTGTGACTAATGTATTAATTGATGAGGGAACTGAATCATTTACTTTAAATTTAGTGTCGAGAGAGGCAATAACTAATGAAACGATGAGAGTTGGTAAAAAATTTCCAACGTCACAAAAAATTTCTGATTCTGTTTCTGATATACTCAAAAATTATTTAAGAACTGCTAAATCCAGTGATATTGATGAAACTCAAAATCCATATGGATTCTTAGGTAACATGAAAAAACCATTTACAATTTTGACATGGTTGGCATCTAAGTCAGTTTCTGGTAGTGCAAAACCAAGCGAGGACTCTACAGCTGGTTTTGTTTTTTATGAAACTAAAGGTGGATTTAATTTTAAATCAATAGATAAATTAATGGAACAGGATCCCTATGAGAAAGATTTTAAATTTACACCAGGCGTTATTTCCTCAGATGATCCTGATAAAGATTTTAAAATAACAAAATATGCTATTAATAGAAATCAGGATTTAATAGGTAAACTTGAAAGAGGTGCTTATAGTAGTCAAAGATATTATATTAATCCTGTATCATTCAAACCATCAATATCAGTTTTTACATCTGATAATTATCAAGGGAAAGCGAATAATTTAGGAGATCAGGAAATACAATTACCAAAAATTGATCAAAATAGTGATAAAACACTTGGAGATTTACCGAGCAGAATATTTGTAGGTATGTTGGATATTGGAACAGTAGAAAAAGATGCTGTAAATACTGGATGGGATAGTTCAGTTGAAAGAAATGCAGATCCAGAAAAAATTCATGCTCAAGCGATGATGAGATATAATCAAATTTTCACTCAAGTAGTAGAAGCACAAATTCCTCTGAATACTAATCTAAACGCAGGATCAATTATAAGATGTGAATTCCCTCAACTTTCAACCACTAAAAGAAAAACATCTGATCCAGAGACAAGTGGTCTATATATGATAAAGGAGTTAGCTCATTACTTTGATTCTAAGGGTTCATACTCTCAACTAAAGTTAGTAAGAGATTCATACGGAAGAAAATGATTGAAAATAATTTATTAAAAACTAATTTTTTAGGTAAAGATGGATTCAGATGGTGGATAGGACAAGTAGCACCAGAGGATGCTCAATCTAATCAAATACAAGAAATTGGTGATGCTTGGGGAACAAGGGTTAAGGTTCGTATATATGGTTATCATCCTGCTGATATAACTGAATTACCAAATGAAAATCTACCTTGGGCACAAATTTTATTATCTCCACAAGGTGGATCAGGAAAGGCGAATCGTGGTAAATCTGTGCGAGTTTCACCAGGTGATACAGTCATGGGATTTTTCCTTGATGGTGATGATGCACAACTTCCTGTTGTCATGGGAATATTTGCAAAACCTGGTAATCCAGCATATGGTGGCGATGAAGAATATACATCTCCCTTCATGCCATTTACAGGATATACCAGTAAAATTAAAGCAAGTGATTATATGATCAAAGGTGAGGGTGGAGATCAATCAGGTAAATTTTCTCAAAGATCACCTAGACAAGTAGATCAAAATTTAGCAGAAGAAATATCACAAAAAACTGGACTTCCTGAAGTATCAGCAAGTTCTGCGATTGGAAAAACAGTTAACTTTGCTGGAAATAATCCTAATTCACCCACTTCAAAGATAAAGAATGAATTATCAAATGGAATAAAAGATTATCAAAATGCAACTCCTGCACAAAAAAATGCAATAATAAGTAACATGAGTGGTAAAATTTCGGGAATATCTCAAGGTTTATCTTCTAGTATACTTAATAAAACATATTCAGATCTAGCACCGCAACTAAATCAAGGCATGCATGATCTTTATAAGGATGTATATGGTAAAATTTTATTAGCGACTCAAAATACTGCAATAGCAAAAAAAGCAGGAAATGCTGCTCAAGTTGCGATGGTCGGTCCACTAAAGGCAATACAAAATTTCTTACCATGTGCTGTAAAAGCTATTACAGATAATCTACTTGGATCTATTCGTAATATTCTAGTTAGTTTTTTAGATAATGTAAAAAATTTTACTGATTGTATTGGTGATCAATTTGTCGGAGCTATATTTAATGATATCATAAACGGTATTAACAATCAGCTTGGAGGACTCATGAAAGGAGTTTCAAAAATATTTAATGGTAATTTAGTAGATATTTTAAGATCAAAAGCAGAGGGTTTATTAGGTTTAGCAAATGCTTTTAATTGTGATTTACCTGATACTAATTTAGGATCAAAAACAAATGGATGGATTATAGGAGCAGGTCCTAAAAATATAAATTTAGAAAATATAGCTGAGAGAATTTTAGATGTAGCAAACGCTGCTCAAGAGTTAGAAGAAGCAGCAGCAAGTCCTGGTGGTATTTTAGGTAATCTTGGTATATTTGACTTTATGAGACCTGATGTTAGCACACCTGGTTTTAGCAGTCAACTAAGTGATTGTTATACAGGACCACCTTTAAATTGTAATGGAATCAAAGTAAATATTTTTGGTGGTGGAGGAGAAGGTGCATCAGCTGCTCCAATTATCGGAGCGATTGTTGGAGATACATTCGCAGAACAAACAGGAAGTTTGATTGGTATAGAGATGACAAATGGTGGGTCAGGATATACTACTCCACCATTTATTGAAATTACAGATACTTGTAATAAGGGTTATGGTGCTGTTGCCGAAGCAGTTGTTGACTACGATCCTGAATCACCAACATATCAACAAGTAGTTGACATTTATGTTGTGACTCCTGGTGAGAATTATCCTGTTATTGAACGTGATGATGACGATGATGGTCAATATACTGTTGATCATGTTGTAGTGGCAAATCCAGGTAGGAATTATAAAAATGAAGATGTCATAAGAGATGATAAAGGAAATGTTTATGATAAATTCCTTGATGAAAGAGGTAGAATATTAAATGTAATTCCACCAAATCCTGAAATTAAAAACATAGAATTAGTTACTGAGTTACCTGAGATGACTATAGAAACTTCTACAGGGACAGGTGCTGTATTAAAAGCTCAAATAAAACCAAGACCCGAATATCAAGGTGAAATCAAACAAGTAATTGATTGTGTTACACCTCGTGATGGAATTGTTGGGTTTGTAAATGGAGAACCATATTACGGTGCATTCCATATTATGACAAATGGAGTAAAAATGACAGGATCAACACATAGTGCTAGTGATTCTATAATTTATGATACACCTCAAGAAAGTAGAAGTTCAAGATCTGTTGTTGCATCAACAACTTCATATACAACTGTTTCTTCACCTTCCATGACATATAATCCTACGTCTTCTACACCTTCAACAAGCAGTATGAATTCAGATTCGACTACACCAAGTCCTGCTAGTCCACCAAGTCCTCCTAGTCCACCAAGTCCTCCTAGTCCACCAAGTCCTCCCAGTCCACCAAGCCCTCCTAGTCCTCCTAGTCCACCAAGTCCACCAAGTCCTCCTAGTGGTGGTTACTACTAATAAATATTAACATAATAAAAAAACCATGTCAGAAAGACCCGAAGAACAACAAAATTGGCAATTAAGACAGTACGATTCGTTTGGTCCACACTTTAGAATTGATACTGGTAATCCCCAGATGGGATATAATGGAACAGTAGTGTATGATTTATTAGGTTCTGGTAAAGATGGAAATTCTAGTGCAGTTGGAATGACAGAAGGTGGACTGTACCACATATATAATGATCAGTGTATTGAAGTTGTAGGTGGAAATAAAGTTGGAGGAGGGGGTGTATGCGTTAATATTATAGGAGCAAATGGAGATGTCACTATTACTGCAATGAGTAATGGTGATGTAAAAGTAACAGGTCAAAATATAATTTTAGATGCTGATAAAAACGTTGAAGTTAAGGCTGGTGGTAAATTTAAAGTTACAGCAGATTCAATAAACATGAGTTCAAATACTTGTTATATTTCTGCACCTTATGGAAAAATACGAGTTCGTGAAGTTGCTTGGCTTGGCAGTGTTTTATCTGGTACTACTGTATCTGAAGACTTATGGAGTAAAGCATAATGTCAAGATTTGAGGGGGGTGATATTCCGATACCTGATTATGATTCGTCAGATACACGTAATTTTAATCAAAAAGTTGAATTTTATAACGATGTATACATCTATGGTGATGTTTATGCTGATATAAAGAGTGAGAATTTATTATGGGCAGATAATGTCGAACTTACAAGTTTGACTCTCTCTCAAAATTTATTTGTAAATGGTATTTCAACTTTTATAGGCACAACTTTTAATTATGATATAAACACTGATTATCTGACTGTTTATCAACAACATAATGTTGGCACCTCTGGTACAGTTTTTGTTGCAATTTCCTCTACGAGTAATGAGAATGGACTTATAAGTGGTCGAGTTGGTATTGGAACCACTCAACCAGTTTCTAAATTTCAAGTAAATGATACAGATACTTCTTTTGTTGTAGATGAGTTTGGTTTAGTTGGTATTGGAACTACTCAACCAGATGCTAAATTTCAAGTAAATAATACAGAAGATACCTCTTTTGTAGTCACCGATTCTGGAAGAGTTGGTATTGGAACCACTCAACCAGATGACGCTTTACAGGTAGGAACATACATTGATAAAGAAAGCGAACTTCCGAAATCGACATTTGTTGTTTCTGGACTTGGTTCTGTTGGAATCGGAACTACCAGAGTTGGTGGCGATTGGGCAGTAACTAGTGGATTATATAATGATGCTACAAACGGACCTCTCAAATTAGATGTTGATGGAAGCATAAGAGTAGCAAGAAATATTTATGATTCAGCTGGTTCGCCAGGTCAAAACGGTTTCTTTATGAATCGAGATGAAAATGGTATTCGTTGGGTATCATTTGAACCTGATTTTTCAGAAGGTGTTTTTGTACAAGAAAATGGTACCTATATTCCTACTGTTGGTGCTGCTCAATCATTTACCGTATTAAATTTTACTCAAATAAACAGTGGAGGTACTGGTGTTGATAACATAGTTGCGGTTCCAAATGCCTCAAACCCCACTCTGATTGCAGATATACAATCAAAAGATTTTTGGGGATATAATGGAAATAATATCTATAGATTATCAAACGTTGGTATCAATAATAGTAATCCATCTGCTGCACTTGATATTACTGGAACAGTTCATGCAACAGGTGATGTTGATTTTGACTCTGCTTTAAACGTTGATGGTACAACAACACTCAAAGATACTTTAGATGTTGATGGAGCAACCACTCTCAATAACACTCTTGACGTTGATGGACTAGCAACTTTTAATAATACAACTGATGCAACAAATACCACTTCAGGTTCAGTTCAGATAGATGGTGGAGTTGGAATAGTTAAGAAATTATTTGTTGGTGATGACACAAAAATTAATGGAACAACTCAAAGCTCAGATAAAGATACAGGAGCATTAGTTGTCGAAGGTGGTGTGGGTGTTGATAAAAATATTAATATTGGCGGTTCAGGAGTAATAGAGGGTAGATTAGATGTAAATGATACAACAGAATCAACGAACATAACATCTGGTGCGGCTGTTATTGATGGTGGTCTTGGTCTAGCTAAAAATATTCATGTTGGTGGTTCAGGAGTAATTGCTGGAAGATTGGATGTAAATGATACAAACCAGTCATCGAGTCCAACTACTGGTTCTGTTGTTATAGATGGAGGAGTTGGAGTTGCTAAAAATATGAACGTAGGGGAAAATGTTAAAGTAGGAGGTAATCTAGAATTAGAGTCAAAAATACTTGATTTCTTCAATAATAGTGGTGTAGGTGTATGTAAGACTGATTATCGTTTATCATCTTTTGATGTAACTGGAGTTGGTATAGGTGTTTCTTGGAGACCATCTGGTGTACAAACAAAAAGAACTATTTGGGTAACAAAAAATGGATGTGATACTAACAGTGGATTACTTGAAGGTGATGCAAAATATACTATCGGTGCTGCTGCTGCAATTGCTCAAAAAGGTGACACTATAAGAATTAGATCAGGAACCTATATTGAAAATAATCCAATCGGTCTTCGTGAGGATGTTGCCATAAGTGGTGAAGATTTGAGATTAGTGTTGTTAATTCCAGAAAATAAAAATAAAGATTTTTTCCATGTTAGAAGAGGATGTTTAATTGAGCATTTAAGTTTCACTGGAGCAGCACTCGCTGATGATCATTCAAATTGTGGTGCAGTTGCTTTTCCACCAACACAACAGGCAATTAATGCTGGTATAGATTTTAAAGCAGAGACTGGTTTTATAGAATTTGGACCAGCAGATGAAGGTGATGATTTAAGATGGAGATCACCATACATTCGTAATTGTACAAACTTTATGACAAAGAGTATTGGTATGAAAATTAATGGTGATTATGCAAATGCTGATGCTTCGGGAACAAATAATCTAGGTCAAGATTTAAAGTCGATGGTTTGCGATTCATTTACACAATACAATGAGGCTGGTATAGGTGTATCTTTATCAAATAATGCATACGCACAATTAGTTTCAATTTTTACTATCTGTTGTGACGTTGGCATAGCGGCTACCTCTGGTGGACAATGTGATCTAACAAACTCAAATAGTTCATTTGGAAATGTAGGTCTAAAAGCAGATGGATTTGGTATTGTGGAGTTTGATGGGGAAATTTTAAATGAAATTCCAGCAGGTAGTGATTCAATAATATCAAAAGATACGAGAGATTTTAATACTCCATCAAGAAGAATAAGAACACCGTTTGATGGGCAAGGAGCGTATTTTCATTTGAATATGAATGATTATGCAGATACACCTTCAACTGATTCTGTAACTGCTCCTCTTGAATTAGTAAGAGGAATAAAGATTACAAATGGTGGTAATGATGGTGATTATTCTGCTTCATCACCTCCAATTATCACTGTGGTTGATGCAGATAATAGTAATCTTCCAGATCCACTAGGACCTGAAGGTATTCTACCAGAATTTTCTCCTAATGTGAGTGCTGCTGGCACAATTACCTCTGTTGATATTATCAATAGTGGTAGAAACTTTTTACCATCTCAAAATTTAGTTGTGACTATATCAGGAGGTGGTGCTGCAACAGCTGTGGTAGATATGGATCCGATATTGTTTACTGTAAGTGAAGCCTCAGATGCATCATCTGTTACAGGTTTTTCAACAGTGACTTTTAATGAATTTATACCATACTCGATACCTTCTGGAAAAAAAGTTGAATTTGTTAGATTAAGTCGTATTATAACTAGTTCACATTCATTTGAATATATCGGTGCTGGTACAGACATAAATACAGCTAACCCATTCCAGGCAGGTTCTCCTATTCCTGAACAGGAGGTTGTTGCCATAAATGGTGGGCAGGTGCCTTTCACTAGCACTGATCAAAAAGGTAACTTTAGAATAGGTGATGGATTGACAATCGATCAAACTACATCTACAATTAGAGGAAGAGACTTTAACAGAGCAATACAAGCACAACTTACTCCATTAATATTAGCGTTGAATTAAATGGCAATAGCACCAGTAAATAAATTTATATCTGTAGCTGTTCCTGTTGCACCAGGTCTGCAAAAGTTGTATGAGGTTCCTACAGGAACTTCTGCACTTCTTCTTTATACGCAGGTGACAAATGTTGGTATTGCTGTAACTTACCCAACTGTTACATTTCTGCAAAGGAGAACATCAAGAAGTACAGGAAATACAAGAGATGTAAGAGTAATTAAAGATATAGAAGTTCCACCAAATGATGCAGCAATTATAGTTGATGGTAGATTAGTATTAGAAAAAACACCTCTAATATTAGATGAGATTTACGTACAGGGTGCACAAGAAGGAGTGGGTATAATACAAAATGTCACTTATCATGAACCATCTGGAATAGCAACCATTACAACTAAAGAAAATCATAATCTAAGTGTTTCTGATCCAATTACACTTCGAGGGATATTCTTTGAATGTACTGGAAGCACAGGTATCACTACAAATATTTTTCCTGATCCTCAACAATCATTTGTAGTGGATAGTGTCATTGATGAAGGACCACTGAATGTAGGTACATCAAAAACATTTTCTGCGATTGTTGGAACATCTAAGGGTTATCCACATATTTACAAATCAGCGATTCATTATTTTGAGAGGGCAAAGGATAACGCTGTAGAAATTGTAGATGGAAATGGTGGATATAACAAAGTTACTCCTACAAATGCTTCTTATAATCCAACCACAGGATTCATAACATTGACAGTTAATAGTCATGGTTTTAGCGTTGGTGACAAAATAAGAATTGATGATGGTGGAATCACGTTTACTTGTTCTGAGGATAATAATGCAACTACTCATCCATATCCAAGACCAACTGATTATGCTAGTGATAAAATTTTAGAGATATCATCAAAAACAACTAATACATTTACTATGTTTGTTGGAAAATCTTCAAATACAACAACTCACAATTTTGTATCTGCTGTAGCAAATAGTGTTAAGAAAATTAATGTGCAATTAGATGTATTAAATGCGGTTTACAATGGCGGACCAGGAACTCAAACAATTCATGGAATTTCACTAACAGCAGGTGAGTTAAGATTATTTTTCACAACTCCTCATAACTTAACAGGGACAAGTAATAAAATAAGAATAGTTTTAAATTCCATCGTATTCACCTGCACAATGGATGATCGTTTATCTGAGCACCCCTATCCTAGAAAAAGTGATCAGGCAAAGTATGGAAAAGAAATAAATGCATCAATACAATCACCAACTTCACTTGCTGTTAATGTTGGTGCAAGTTCTTCTGGTGGATTTTTTGCTCCTCTTCAGATGGAACTTGTAGCTAGTATCCTAGAGAATAGTACTGCATAATGCCAAAGTATTTAAGTGGTAGAACTAGAAGAAGATCTCAAGATAAATTATCTGAAGACAGATATAGGTATCTTGGATTAGATCAAGCTGAACCTAATTTAGCAGATCCTGATACGAGTCCTCCAGTTCCTGCGGGAAATCAATTTCAACTTGTTGCGGTTCCTGGTTTTCCTGGCAAAAGATATTGGGTGCCAATTGGAGGTGGATTGATACCTGGTGCAATAAGTATTTTTGATGAAGGAAGTATTGTTTCTGCAGCGAGTAGTATCACGCAATTAAATTTTGTCGGTGCTGCTGTTACTGCAAATGTAAGTGTTCAAAGTCCCTCTGGACATCCTGGTATCGCTGCAACAATTTCCATAAATCCCGTATCAATTTCAGATGATCCTCCAACTGGGGCAAGAAATGGTGAATTATGGTGGGAAAGCGACACAGGAGATTTGTTCGTTTATTATCAAGATGGAGATAGTGCTCAATGGGTTATAGCAAATGCAGGAGCATCTGGAGGTATAAAGGGAGACAAAGGTTTAGATGGAGCTGCTGGTCTGCCAGGACCACAAGGGGTGAAAGGTGAGCAAGCTACAATTAATAATAATGCAGATAATCGAGTTATAACAGGTTCAGATACCACACACGTATTAAATGCGGAATCAAACTTAACTTTTAATGGCACTACATTAGCTGTAACTGGATCTCAGACAATTAGTAATACATTGACAGTTACAAACAATGCAAATTTAAATTCAGATGTTTATATCGGTGGTGAATTAAATTTAACTCTTGGTTCTGATTCCGACAGATATATTGACGCAGCATTAGGTACTAACACTTTAACCATAAGAGGCACTGCTGGTGGTGATGCTAATCATCAAAACATGGCATTATTTACCAGGAATGGTACAGTATCATTAAATTTTAGTGGAAATAAAAAATTTGAAACAACTACTGATGGTGTAAAAATTACTGGTGGACTGCAAGATAAAGATGGACAAACAGGTAATTCGGGACAGTTGCTTGCTTCAACAGGATCACAATTAAATTGGGTAAATTCCCCAACTTCGACAACAGTTAATAATAATGCAGATAATAGGGTTATTACAGGTTCGGATACTGAAGATGAATTAAATGGAGAGTCAAATCTAACATTTGATGGCAGCACTTTAACAATTAATGGTGATGCAATTTTTACTGGTGATAATTATAATGCCCAATGGAATAAAAGTGATAATGAATTAGAATTTGCAGATAATGCAAAAATCACATTTGGAAATGCTGGAGCAACTCCAGATCTTAGAATATATCACGCAGGAGATCATTCTTATATTGAAGATATTGGAACAGGTGAATTAAGAATAAGAACTAATTTATTCAATCTTCAGAGTGCCGATGGATCTAAAACAATGATTGGTGCAACTGAAGGTAACAATGTCAATTTATATCACAACAATAATATCAAATTAACCACACAAACAGGTGGGATATCAATTACAGGGGGATTGCAGGATAAGGATGGACAATACGGAACATCTGGACAAGTATTAACATCTACTGGATCACAATTAGATTGGAAAGATCCAACTGATATTGATGCAATAACAATTAATAATAATGCTGATAATCGTTTAATTACAGGTTCAAATACTATTAATACATTAAACGGTGAACCTAATTTAACATTTGATGGTTCTAAATTACGCTTACCAGATAATGTCGAATTACAATTAGGGAGTCAGTCTCCAAATGGCGATTTAAGAATATTTCATGATGGTGAGAGTAAGATATGGGATAATGGCACTGGCGGGTTAGTATTACAGAGTGCTAGTAGTCCAATTGAATTAAGGGCAATAGATCAACATGGAGTGGGTGTTAATGAGGAAATGATCAAGGCAAATGTTGGTGGGACAGTTGATTTATATGAAGATGGTACTTTAAGATTTCAAACAACTGACAATGGTGTTAGAATTTATGGTGGTTTACAAGATAAGGATGGACAAATTGGAGCATCTGGACAAGTTCTTACCTCAACAGGATCATCACTTGATTGGGTCAGTCCAGGTGATTTAGATATATCCGATGAGCAGGTAGAAGATATTGTTGGAGCAATGATTACTGGAAACACTGAAACGAATATATCAGTTACCTATAATGATACAAATGGAAAATTAAATTTTGCTGCTAGAAGTTTTAGTATATCAGCTGTTAATGGTGACTCTTCTACTCAAGAAAAGTTAAGATTAACAGGAACTAATCCAAATTCAACAGATGATGTAGTCTTTGAGGCTGGTACGGGATTGAGTATTTCTAGATCTGGTGATAAGATCACTTTTACAAATACTGACACTGGTTCGGGTAGTAATACTTTCATAGGTTTAACAGATACACCCAGTTCTTATTCTGCTAATAAAATTCTTAAAGTAAACACTTCTGGAAACGGAGTAGTATTTGCAGATTTAGATGACCAATATGATTTAGAAGTTATTAATCATGGTCAATCAACAGGTGCTGGAAGTGGAAATGATGCGATCATAAGATTAAATCCAGCAGTAGGGGATAATGATGATGTTAGATTAATAGCTGGTTCCAATGTTACATTAGCACACAGCACCACTGCTGATACCATCACGATAAGTACAAATGCTGAAATTGATGTAACACAATTAAATCTAAATCGTATTCGATTTGGTCCTGGTAACGCTGTTAATGATGATGCAAATATCGAATGGTTGGGTGGTTCTAATGATGGTTATCTAAGAATTTCTACATCTGATGATAATGGTACAGAATATATTGAAATAGGTGACTATGATAATGTAGATGTATCTGGTGCATTTACACAATGGATGAAATTGAGACGATCAGAACTCTATATGGCAAGAGATGTTCGTTTAAATGCAGGTTTGGAGGATAAAGATGGTCAAAAGGGAAATAGTGGACAAGTATTATCATCAACTGGAAACCAAACAAATTGGGTTCCAGCAGGTTCAGGACCACCAGGACCGCCTGGTGCGGATGGAACTCCTGGTAATGATGGTTCAGATGGTACACCTTCTAATGTGGCAGGTCCTCCTGGAACACCTTCTAATGTGGCAGGTCCTCCTGGTACAGATGGTGATGATGGACCACCAGGACCACCTGGTAATCCAGGTAATCAAGGTAATCAGGGTAATCAAGGACCACCTGGTAATCAAGGACCACCAGGACCACCAGGACCAGGTGCTACAGATGTACCAAGTGGATCAAAGATGTTATTTTACAATTCATCCTGTCCTTCAGGATGGTCTAACGATAACAACCAAAATAATCACGCACTTAGAACTGCTAGTAGTGGTGGTAGTAAATCTGGTTCCTCTAATTTTAGTTCTGTTTTTGGTAGTGGTAAAAGCACTAGTAATCATACACTAACAACAGCACAAATACCAGCTCACTTCCACTATGTTTTTAGAAATCAAAATGGTGGACAACAACAACATCAATCTAACTTGACTGCTAACAACTATCCTGCTTGGGGTACTGGTGCGGGTAATAAATATGAGACATATAATATTGTTGCTGCAAACAATCAACCAAACGTTGGTAGATCCCAAGAAATCGGTAGCAGTCAAGGTCACAGTCATAATTTAAGTATGGATATTAAATACATAAATGTTAAAATGTGTACAAAGAATTAATTAGTTTACAAATTACAAAAATATGTTATAATAAGAATAAAATACAATATGAAACTAGAACAGGGAGAATTTTGCCCACTTATAGGTGAGGATTGTCTTAAATTAAAATGTTGTTGGTTTACTCAACTTAGAGGAATGCATCCTCAAACTGGTGAGGACATCGATGAGTGGGGATGTGCAGTATCATGGATGCCTATCTTACTGGTAGAAAATTCTAACAAACAAAGAGAGACAAATGATACTGTACAAAATTTTAGAAATGAAACTTTAAATAGAATATCACAAACAATTAATATGAAAACAATCAACGAACCGATTGATAGATTAGAAGGAAATACTAATTAAATTAATTATGTTTCAAGAAGTGATCAATTCTCCAGAAGTTTTCTTAAATGAAGACTTTATCGGAGTATGGGACAATGTTACATTAGATGATTTTAATAATTATGTAATCAATTTATTAGATGAATCAACTCAAATTGTTCCAAGAAGTAATGCAGGTGTTAAAGATGCACAATTAGATATTGCAGCATTTAATCCTATGATATCTGATCATATTATGAATGCAGTCAGAACTTGTTGTGAACAATATTTTAATTGGTATCCATATTTAAAATATTTTCAATATCATAGCACTACCTGTATTCTACAAAAAACAATGCCAACAGAGGGATATCATAGTTGGCACTCAGAGTCAAATAATATTGCTAATGCAAACAGAACTTTAGTTTGGTCTGTATATTTTAATGACTTGGAGGATAGTGGTGAAACAGAGTTTTTATATCAAAAAAAGAAGGTAAAACCAAAAGCAGGTAGAGTATTAATTTTTCCTAGTTCTTTTACTCACTTGCATAGAGGAAATCCACCATACGAAGCAAAATATATTGCAACTGGATGGTTGGCAAGTAATGATCAAACTAATTTCTTATTATAATATAAATATCTAGAAACTGATATAATGTCTGTCTATTCGTTAATAAAAGAAAATTTTGGAACCGATTATATCGGTGCTCTTCGACATTATCGAGATATTTTATTGAGAGAAAGTGATTGGACTCAATTTACTGACTCTCCTTTATCTGAATCAAAGAAGAATGAGTGGAAAATTTATCGTCAAAATTTAAGAGATTTGCCAGCTACTGAATCTGATCCCGAAAATGCAACCTTTCCAACGATGCCATCGTAAGGTCTAATATTTTATTATGAATGATTTGATCCAAATTATTAAAGTTATTGATGATGACGAAGTTCGTCAACTCAATCAATATGCAGATGACTTACAATTTGAACCATCATTAGTAATTAATAAAGGTGAAGGGACAAGAATTGATTCATCAGTAAGAAGTAGTACGGGTGTTTCTGTAAATGAAAATGACAAAATCGTTAAAAAATTACACACAAAATTAAATTTAGCATTAGATGAATATAAAAGAAGATTAGAAAAGATTAGTTTTATATATGGATATGCTCCAGTGCCTGGTGGGGTAAATGTACGCTCTTGGAGAGAACCTGTACAGTTACTTGAATATTCAGGTGGTCAAGAATATAAAATGCACCAAGATACATCTGCTTATAAAAATCAACCAGCTCATAATAGAATATTATCAATTATTCTATATCTTACAAATGATTTTGAGGGAGGCAGGACAATCTTTACACATGAATCCTTCAAACCTCCTGTTGGTAGTGCAATTATTTTTCCATCAAATTGGTGTTTTCCACATCGAGGAGAAGCTGTTACCAAAGGAAAAAAAAGAGTAGCTGTTACTTGGTATTTCTCAGAACCTGATAAATAAATTTATGGCAGTTAATTTTCCAAATAATCCCAGTATCGGAGATGTACACGTCGTAGGTTTTATTACCTGGCGATGGAATGGATATGCGTGGAAGAAAGTCCCCGAACCTTCAGAAAAAATTCAAGCTCAAGATACAAAGGTTGAGTGTATTGATACTGGTACAAATGGATTTGTTCAAATAGATACGAATGGAAGTGAGAGAATTCGTATAGGTCCTGTTGGTCAGATTGGATTGCCAGGAACAAATTATGGAACTCAAGGTCAAGTTTTAACTAGTCAAGGACCTTCTGCACAACCAACATGGCAAAATCAAACAGGTGGTGGTGGAGGAGGATCCTCTGATAAAATTTTTGAGGGTGATACTGACGTTGAAACTATCGATACTGGAACTAATGGAAGAATAGTCGCAAGAACTAATAATGTTGAGAGACTTCGCATCACATCTGATGGTAAAGTTGGTATTGGAACCGATAATCCAGGATTTAAAGTTGATGTAGATTATAGTGGTGGAGAGGATGGAATAAGAATATTAAATCGTAATGTTAATACAGATTCAACTAGCATGTTGCGATTTGGAAATGATGAAAATTTAAATAGTGCATTTCTACAGTTGAATAGTTCTGGATATCAGTCAGTTGGCGGACCAAATAATATTGTTCTGGGACATGAATTGAATCGTAGTGTAGTTTTTTCAACAAATGGTTTAGAAAGAGTTCATATTAAAGGTGATGGCAAAGTTGGTATCGGCAGCACTAATCCATCTAAAGAAGTAGATATCAAAGGTGACGTAAATGTTGTAGGTGTAACGTCATTCTTTGATGATGTATTTTTCCCTCAAAAAGTGCAGGGTGCTTCAGGATTTGAAAGATTAAGTGGAGTTTTTTATGATGCATCAGATGCATCACTAAAATTTAATGGCACAGCAGACATTCAATTCGGTGCCGATGATCCATTCGGTAGACATCTAACAATATTTTCAACAACTAGTGCAGCACCAGCTCCCACTGCAGGAAATGGTGTCGTCATTAGAGCAAAAGATACTGGTTTAAATATTCAATGTGGTGTTGGTAGTGAAATAATAATTGGTGGTGCTTCTGCTTCTACATTTGGTATTCTAAAAATAGATCCAGAAGCAGGAATCACTACTGTTCGTAATAGTTTACATGTGGGTAACGTTTCAACTATCACATTGGATGGATTGACTGGAATTGTCACTGCCTCAAAGTTTGTTGGATCTGTTCAAGCAACTGGTTCTGATTTTACAGGTAACGTTACCATAAGTGGTAATCTTTCTGTAGGTGGAGTTCTTACTTACGAAGATGTTACGAATGTAGACGCTATAGGTATCATAACAGCAAGAAATGGTGTTCAGGTAACAGGTGGCGATTTTGCTATAAAAGATTATATTAAACATATTGGTGATTTAAATACTCGCTTTGGTTTCCCTGAAAATGATACATTTACTGTTGATACAAATGGCACAGAGAGATTAAGAATTAATAATGCAGGTATAGCAACATTCACAGCAGGTATAGCAACGTTCACAAATGATGTTGTAATCGGAAATGATTTATTTTTATATTCACAAAATACAAACATTGCTAAAATAAACGGTGATGGTAACTTAAATCTTTACGCAGATGGATCAATAAAATTCTTTGAAAGTGATAATACTACCTTGATGTTTGAATTTGATGTGAACACCATTAATAATGATGCTCGAATTATAATGATGGATGATACTGATACTTTCTTCAATCATCCAGCTAGTAATAAATTAGGTTTCACCGCTGGTGGAACTGAGACATTAAGAATTGAAGCAGGTAAATTAGGTATCAATGCAACATCACCAAATTCTGCACTGGATGTAAGAAACTCAAGTGGTATTAACCCACTGCTGTCACTTCATCACTCAAATATTGATACTGAAGGAGAGGTTATAAGAATAGGAAGAACTGACAATGACGATATTAGATATCATTCAATTAAATCAAGACACTCTGCAACTGCTGCAAGTAATTTTATTAATTTTAAACTTCATGATGGTTCTGGTAATCCATTTACAAATCAAGAAGAAGTTTTACGCATACAAGGTAATAAAAAAGTTGGAATTAATACTGATAATGCTACAGCAACTTTAGACATAATAAAACTTACTAGTTTAAATGTACCTGTTCTGAATTTATCAGGAGGAACTCCAACTAGCGGTGACTTAACCGTAGAAAGTGGTCAACACTTGCAAATGGGTCATTGGAATAGAACTTCTTCTACTTTTACAGAAAGATTTAGAATAGGATCTCAGGGACAATTGGGAATTTCTGGTGCAAATTATGGAACATCAGGTCAAGTATTAGCAAGTCAAGGTGGAACTAGTGCACCAACTTGGGTATCTCTTACAGATGATATGTTAACTGCAGAAGAAGTGCAAGATATTGTTGGTGCAATGTTCAGTGGTAATACTGAAACAAGAATTGCTGCAACTTATCAGGATAGTGATGGAACTATTGATTTAGTTGTGGATGATATGACTAGCGATAACAATACAACCTATACTATTTCAACGGTTGATGGTGACTCGTCTAATCAAGAAAAGTTAAGATTAACAGGGTCTGATGCTACTGATGATGATGTAGTCTTTGAGGCTGGTACAGGATTAAGTATTGCACGAAGCGGTGATAAGATTACATTTACAAATACGGATCCTGGTTCTGGCACTAATACTTTTATAGGTCTTACTGATACCCCTTCATCATATACTGCTAATAAAACTCTTAAAGTTAATAGTGCTGGAAATGCTGTTATTTTTGCTGATGATAATGATACAACTTATCTATTAAAAGCACGACAAGTCGCTGGTTCTAATAATGACCCTGATTTATTCTTAGATGCTTCATCTGGCACAGACGATTCAATAAGATTAGTTGGTGGTTTAAATATGACCATCACAAGAAATAATGATGGACAAATTACATTTGATTCTACAGATACTGATACGACAGTAACAGTTAATAACAATGCTGATAATCGTATAATAACAGGATCAGACGCTGCAAATACATTGAACGCTGAAACAAACTTAACTTATGATGGAAGTGTATTAAAAATTAATGGTACTGGACAAGCATTACTTACATTAAGAACAACAGATAATACAGCTGATCGTGGAATTGCATTCCAAAATTCTGGAAACAATTACGTAGCATCAATAAATGTTGAAGACGCAGGTAGTAGTAAAGGTGATTTAGTATTTCATGTAGATGATGCTACTAATTCAGATCTCTCATTAGTTGAAGAAAGATTTCGCATCAAGACCAGTGGTGCATTTGGAATAAATGGTGCTAATTATGGAACATCAGGGCAAGTTCTAACAAGTCAAGGTTCTGGATCTGCTCCCACATGGACAACACCAGATACAGAAGTAGATACAACTTATCTATTAAAAGCACAGCAAGTCTCTGGTTCAAATAATAACCCTAATTTATTATTAGATGCTTCAGGATCAGGCACTGACGATACAGTTAGATTAGTTGGTGGAACAAATGCAACAGTAACTAGAAATAATGATGGACAAATTACGTTTTCATCAACAGATACAAAATATGACTTGTTAGTTCCATCAGGAACTACAGCGATAAGATTGGAAGGTAATACAGAATCTGGAAATGTAAATGATGATGTTACAATTACTGGTGGTAGTAATATAACTGTTTCCAGAACTAGTTCTACTGAGTTGACTATTGCTTCTTCTGCTGAAATTGACATAACACAATTAAATCTAAATCGTATTCGATTTGGTCCAGGTAACGCTCTCAATGATGATGCAAATATTGAATGGTTGGGTGGTAGTAATGCTGGTTATCTAAGAATTTCAACATCCGATGATAATGGTACAGAATATATCGAATTAGGTGATTATGCCAGTAATGATATAACAGGCACTTTTACACAATGGATGAAATTGAGACGATCAGAACTCTATATGGCAAGAGATGTTCGTTTAAATGCAGGTCTTGAAGATAAAGATGGTCAAAAGGGAAATAGTGGACAAGTATTATCATCAACTGGAAACCAAACAAATTGGGTTCCAGCAGGTTCAGGACCACCAGGACCACCTGGTAATGATGGTTCAGATGGTTCAGATGGAACACCTGGAACACCTGGAACACCAGGACCACCTGGTAATGATGGTTCAGATGGAACACCTGGAACACCTGGCACACCAGGAACTCCATCAAATGAGGCAGGACCACCAGGACCACCAAGTAATGTTGCAGGACCACCAGGACCACCAAGTAATGTTGCAGGTCCACCAGGACCACCTGGTAATCAAGGAAATCAAGGACCACCAGGACCACCAGGACCACCAGGTAATCAGGGAAATCAAGGAAACCAAGGACCACCAGGTAATCAAGGAAACCAAGGTAATCAAGGACCACCAGGTCCTGCTGGTGGTGGACTTGGTAAAATGCAAGTCTTCACAAATTCAGGAACATACACTCCAACTAATGGAACAACTTCAATCATAGTTCATGCTGTTGGTGGAGGAGGTGGATCTGGAAGTTCAAGGAATGGGGGATTTTCTGGAGGAGGAAGTGGTGGAGGTGTCGCCATAAGATCATATAATTTAAATCAAATGGGTACATCAGCATCCGTAACTGTTGGTGCTGGAGGAGGTGCTGGATGTGGATATTGTAGTGGTTCAAACGGTGGTAATGGTGGAAATACAGTTTTTAATCCAAATGGAACTGGTTCAACGTTAACTGGAAACGGAGGTCAAGGTACTTCATATGCAAATAGTTCTTCAAGTGCTGGTGGTAATGGTATCACTGGAAATGGCGGTAAAATAAATTTAACTTCCGAACAGGGTCATGAAAGTGATGAAGATGATCCTAATAAGGATCAAGGTAGTAGTGGTTTTTACAGAAGTAGAAAAAATTCAGCTGCTGCATATGGAGGATATGGTCAATACGGTCTTGGTGGAGCAGGTACATTGACTACCTTCGGTGGATATGCTAGAGAAGGCACAGCAGGAAACGGTGGTGTCGTAATCATTTACGAATTTTAATTATTATTTTTTTTTTTATCATGATACAAATTCTACAAAACTCACAAAGTGAAAATTATAAACTTCTTAAAAAAAATATTTTAGGACAATATTTTCCTTGGTTTTATTACAAAAATACTACTGCAGAACAAGTTGAGATGAATGGTTTTGCAAATGTGCCTCAACTAGCTCATACTTTTATTGCAAGACCAGAGAAATTTGGATGGTCAAAACAAGATTCTGAAATACATCAAATAGCAGTTGATGTTGTGAGAGAAATTTTATTTGAAAACAATTTTTATCCTGAAAACTATTTCATATTAAGATTAGCAACTAATTGTACGTTTCCAAGTGAAGGAACACAATTTTCAATGCCACATGTGGATCATAAATTTCCACATTTTAATTTCCTCACGTACTTGACAAATTCTGGTGGTAGCACTTATATTGAGGGTATTGAGCATAAACCAGAAGAAGATCAATCAATTTTATTTTCTGGACAGCACTATTTACAATTACCAAAAAAGGAAAGAAGAATTGTTTTGGTTGCGACTTTTATGACTTATAATAAATAATTTTTTTAGAAATATGGCAACTTATCACATAATTAAAACATCTGACAATATCGTAGAAAATACCATAGACTGGGATGGTGATACTAGTGTTTGGTCTCCACCATCTGGATATTATGCAGTTCAAGCAGGTATTTGTACAGAGTACGGTGTTCAAGGTATTATTGGAGATAAGTATAATAGTTCTGGAGTTGGAATTGGGTCAACATCAACTGATACAGATTGTATGTGGATTCCACAGTAAAAACTTGATTGTTTTTATACATATACTATAATAAATGAATTACAGCGACATTAGAGTTTTTGATAATTTTTTACCTGACTCTGATTTTAAGTTTCTTTCCAATATTATTCTAGGTGACGAATTTGATTGGTATTATAATGATTCCACTGCCATTCAGGGTGATGGAATGATGACTTTCATTCACTTGTTTTATAGGAGTGGAGTTGGTCCTACTCCATCTTTCTATCAGATAGAATCTTATCTACCTTTCTTCGAGGTAAAAGAGGCTTATAGAATTAAAGCAAATCTAGCTCCACGAACTGTTTTTCATAAAGAGTCTGCTTGGCATATAGATAGTTTCCCTTGCTCTACAACTGCTATTCTTTATATGAATACTAATAATGGATGGACAGAATTTAAGAAACGTGGTAGAGTAAAGAGTGTAGCAAACAGAGCTGTTATTTTTGATTCTAATTTAGAACATCGAGGAGTAACTTGCACTGATGCAAACAGAAGAGTTTTAATTAATTTTAATTATGAAGTTTGATCATTTGACAAATTTCATACATATACTATAATAATATCATTATTATCAGAACATGGATGATTTCATATTCGAGGTTGTAGTAGACATTTGTGCTAGAACTTTTAAATTAAAAAGTGAGGACGGTGATCACAAAATAATCGCATGTGAAAATATTGATGAATTTATGAGAGTATTAGAAGTTTGTGATCAAATGCTTGAACCGTGTATGATCGTTTACAAAGAATTAGCGTTGACTACTGATAAATAAAACATTCAGTATTTTATTATGAAGTATAAGATATCCACAAAATGCTGCTGGTTTCGTGGTGGTAGTATGATTGTCAAGATGTACTTCATCAATGGCATGCCATTTACTTTTGATGAACTACCTGATGGACATCTAAGAGATGCAGATTTAATAAAGGAAGCGGATGAGTCACGAACATTTAATGATGATGATATGTACCAATATTATTCTTATCTCGTTGAAGAAGAATTACATCCTTGTTTGTTCTACGTGGACTTAGAAA